AGGTAGTCTGATAAACTACCCATTGCGCCTGAAGCGTATGCAAAGAGCAAACGCATCGTAGTCACTCGGTCTAAGTTCTCAGCGATATTCGCTGTGCTCACGTATCCACTAGCGCGAGCATGCCGTAAGGCGTCCTTAAAGTTACATTCGTAACTCCGTTTCGACTGAATGTCAGCTAAGAACCACTCTAACTTTTTAGATTGGTCTTGGAACTGAAGTCCGGCGATCATTGCAGTTTGCACGATCCCTTCAAGGTTCATTGGATCAATGATACCTCGCGCAGATGCACCTGATGACATCTTGCGCGCTAGGACATGGAGCATAAGCGGAGGGTCCTCGCCCTCCTTTCGGTTCAATGCCGAATAAAGCTTCATAGCATAGGCAGGACAATCCTGTTCTATGCGCTCGTAAAGTTCTTTCCAAGAGTGGGGCCAGGGAACATTACATCCCCCTACAGCTCTAGGTAAATAAACCCACGGGTCATCGCGGAGAAAAGAAGACATCCAATTGTTGAATGTATGCAGGACAAAATCGAACCTGTTCTTTTCCCCTTCCTTTATGTGCAACAATTGATCATAAAGGGCATCACCTTTGCCAAACGCGGGGTTCCGCTTAATGTCGAAATCTCCAGTGCTAGCAAAGGGCGAGAGTAATCGCATCTTGACAACATCCAAATGGATCTTGTCGGTCCTAATCGCCCATGGCGGTAGACCTGAATTGATCGTGCCTCCGCGATAACGGAGGACCTCTTCACAGAACCACATCCAGTAATAACTGAACTGGGCTTTTGAGGAATTGATAATGTTCCCATACTGTTTATGTTTAGCAATAATCGCTTCGTGACGGGCGCGTGTACGTACTGCGCCTATGTCATCGCCTGCAATCAAGGTTGGCGGTAACCTTTGTACATCTCTGTACACCATCAGTTCGATGGCTGCTCCCATAATGCATAAGACTTCTTTTGCACCAGGGTCGCCCATGTGGACACCTTGCTCAGTCAAAATGATCTGATGCATGGTGTCCCCTGGACGCCTCCTAACCTCAATCCGTCTCGGGACGAGGAGGAGCTCGAGAGCTTGCTCCAAATAAGCAAGTTCGTAAACACTCTTAGAAAATCTCACTAAAAGTGGTTTGATAAGTCCGCGGATGAAATCCCAATTGATTCCGTTCGTTGAACCTGTCAAGTCTATTGCAGAGAACCCTGAATTCGGTTCAATGTAATTGTCTTTCCTTCTTGAAAGTTGGACAGCTAGATCCCATCCTTTATAGGATCTGTTGAAAGCAGACTTAAGCGAGGGCACAACACCAGCCAGTCCGGCTAGCCAGTGTGCGAAGGGTTGAAGAAAAAGCGTCACAAATGACGGCGGTTTCGACAGCCCCCTCACCTTGTCACCATTCTCGGATTGAAGAATCAATTCCGTGGGGACAGGGGCGGCATGGAAATCAAATTTCCGTGTGAGCGTATAATGTGCCGGTCCTTGTAACCATCCATGGGCTACGCACTTTTCATGCGCCAACTGTAATAATTGGTGGGGCAATGCCTCATCCAATCCAAATACAGGGCCTTCTAAGGAGTTATGTGATGAAACTTTACTTAGGACCGCAGTGAGTAGGCCACCGGGGCCAAACTCATTGCGGAATGCGGATCGCAGAAAGGGAATATCATCCCTCAAATCTTCGTTTCTGCAAATTGTCAGGTACGGGCGCTTACCCCTTTTATACACAAGGGGTGCACCCCAGATAGTCTTCCCTACGAAAGACACATCTGCCAGACGCTGGACATACGACTCCATGTAGCATTTTGCAATTTGGAAACCCTTGCCGCCCTCAGGGCGGGGGGCGTCGTATCCTCCAGTGGCCGAAAGGGAAATATGTGGTCGTTGATTAGTTTCCATCTTTTCAATGAAATTTCCCATCCTTGTCATAACATCTCGTGTTTCGATTTGTTGTGCCGAACTCATCTTGATCCTAATTAGAAATTGGGATCTCAAGTCATCCACCTCTTCTGCGAAACGTTTATCGTCTAGTGGTGGTGGTGGTGCGGATCGCTTCTGTATTAAGTAAGCAACCGACTTTATGGCTTCATCTGGTACTATGCCCAAATCGCCTAGTGTTTTTGCAAACGCTACGTGTTTAAGTGCTGGAAACATCTCAAACCAGGAAGAGCCCAGAGCTCCTTTCCTTACGCCTGGGATCCCGCAAGGTGCGGGGTTCCGATTATCAGGCTCAACCTTGTTCGCATAATGCAAAATGTGCAAGGTTAATTTCTTATAAGTCACCATGGTGCCATGATAAGAATGAATCGCATTGGTGAAACACCAATACCACATCCTTTTATGAAGAGACGTGAGCGGCCTTCCGACTAAATTCG